ATCGTGCACGGGTCATCAGTGAGACCATGGAAATTCCAGGCGCCAAGTATATTTACACCGACTATACCGCCTTTGAATCCTCCTTCAGCAGAAAATTTATGGACTCCTGCGAGTTCGAGTTGTATCGGTATATGACCGCCAACATACCGCAGGGGAAGCATTGGTGTAACATTATGGAAGAAGCGATCCTGGGTGGTCAGATCTTGAACTTCAAAGAGTTCACGGCCAGGGTTGTTGCGCGTAGGCAGAGCGGGGAAATGTGTACCTCGCTGGGAAATGGGTTCTCCAACCTAATGATAATGCTATTTGCATGCTCTGAACAGGGAATGAGTAATATTGTGGGGTTTGTGGAGGGTGATGACGGTCTTTTCCGCGTCCCTCATCCAGAACGCCTGAGTTCTTATTTTACTGATTTGGGCTTCGATATCAAGTTGGGGGAGACCTATGATCTCTCACGCGCCTCTTTTTGCGGACTATTGTACGACACGGAGACATCATCCGTAATCACTGAACCTTTGGAAGCGATATCAGTTTTAGGCTGGGGTTCAATGAAATACGCTCGTGCGTCCAATGTCAAGCGAACTGCGCTTCTTCGTGCCAAAGCCTTGTCGATGGCCTACCAATACCCAGCCTGTCCTTTAATTTCCTCAATGGCTTGGTATGTCCTGCGGGTGACGTCTAAAACCACCAACAGGGATATGTATAAGCTTGCCCAAAATTCGCTGAATAATTACGAGTTTCAGCAATTCCTAGAGGCTTATGCTTCGTCGACTTTGGCTTTGCCCAGGCGACCGATCGCCGTCAGTACGCGCATATTGATGGCTGATGAGTTTGGCATCCCAGTAACTGCCCAGTTGGCCGTAGAGAGTTACTTGGATGGCCTGACGCAAATCCAAACTCTACAGATTCCAATGGTGACCGCCCTCGCTCCAGTAAAGTGGGTGCAGTACGCCTCTCTGTACGTGTCTAGACCCGATTTACCGTGCACTGCTCCAGTCCGTAGAAAGGTGGAGACGGTTCTTCAGCTGCCCAAAACGGCTGAAGGGGTCTGTCCTATCCGGACTGCCT